CGGATGCCGAAAGACGCAATCGCCCAACGACAGGATGAAAACCATGAATCAAGCGCGATGCGGACACAACTAATCCTCGCAGCGAGCAAGCAAAAAAACCTTGCCATCCTTGTGACATACCTTGACGGCGACGGATTCGGCCACGGGCGCAGGCGCGGCGGCGCTCTCCGTTACCGGGGTGGCCTGATGATCCGGCGTCACCCCTGACATGCGCAAGCGCGGTTCACTTGCCGGCTTCTCGCGCTCGGGCTCCAGTGTCGATCTGGACTCCGCGAGAGGCACCGGTTTGTTCTGCGCGTAGGGATCGAAACCGGACTTGGCAATTGCGGGCTGCACGCGGCCTGGCGCCATTGCGGTTTTGGAGATGGTCCTCGCCGCAGCGGGGCGTAGCTGCGGCGAGCTGTGCGGTTTCATGCGTCCGTGCTTGGCGAGCGCAACCCGGGCCTGGCGTCCGGATTTCTGCGCGACCGGCTGTCCCCGCAACTTGAGATGCTTAGCGGCGCTGCGTTTGTTGTGCTTGCGGACAACCTTCTGCGCTGCCTTGCTCGACGGCTTGGCCTTCTGCACTCCCGCCGCGAGGGCTGACGCCGGCATCTGCAGCGTCAGCAGGGCGGCAATACAGAGGGCGCCGCTGAGACGCCAGGACAACTTCAGTATCTGCCCAAGGGATCCGACCATTAAGCTCTCCCTGAAAAATTTGGCGTTCGCAATGTTCGCCACGGGGGCGTATTCCAACAGCTTGCAGGAGCGGGGACAAGCCCCACTTATTTCACAGGCTGCAGTCGATTTCTGGCCACCGCAAGTTGGGAAGCAGGCAGTTGCGCTTCGAGTTCGCGCTCGGGCAAACCCGCCCGACGATAAATCGCCAAAGCGTAAGTGGTCGCGGCGATCTCTGCCGGCCGACGCTCCCACTCGGGCTGCAAACCCGTCATCACATGACCGTCAAGAACAGCCGCATCCACGGCATGCCCTAGTTCGTGAGCGATGACCGCGCGCCGCCCAGCCATGTCGAGTTTGCAGAATCCGCTGAAGAGATCGATCTCGCCGGTCGTCCAGATATAGCGGGCAAGCCGATCGGCACTTTCCGTCCCGAGTGAAACCAGTGAAATGGTCTGGGGCAGTACGATCTTGAGCGGCTTCACCTGAATTTGCTGGGCGTGCGGTTGCAACTGTTTGATCAGCGCGGTACCGTCGCTCAGGCACTGCCGCCAGACTTCGCGCCGTGAGGGCAACTGCTCGGCCCAGGCAAGGGAGTTCAGGCAAACCACCAGCACTAGCCATCGCCTAGCCCACATCGTTGCAAGCATCTGTCAAGACCATTACGGCGAAAGAACGTAGACGATCTTGACCCGGGCATCCGCCTTCGCCCGTTCGATATATCCAATCGCCCCCTGTGTGGTGGCAACAAAACTCAACATGTCTTCATCATTCAGAGCCTGCCGCAGCGGCTGTGTACGTCCGGAAAAAACCAGGCGAGCCCTGTAGGCATTGATTTCGGCAAGATTCTTGTTCAACAACTTTTGGTAGAAAAGCGTCTTTTCGGGACGCAGCGGGGGCAAGTCGACCGGCATGGCGGATACGCCCCCGCCGATCTGACGGAACCGGCCAAGGAATATGTTCACGACCTCCTCGCGGCTCATATGGTCGATGGAAACCTGCGGACTGACAACCACGACCAACTCGGCGCAGGCCGGCCTAGCGCAAAGCAGGCAGGTAAGCACGAGCAAGATCCAGTGTGTGGTACGCATGATTTTCGGATTTCGCACCGCAACATCACCAGGTGCAAGCCCGATACCAACTCTCCGGCATGGTTCAGATAGGCGTTTTGACCCGTGAGAGGGGCTCAACGAGTTTGAAATCGATCTTGTTCTGATCCAGATCCACGCGAACGAGCTGAATCCTGACCCGATCAGAAAGCCTGAAGCGCCGGCCAGTGCGACTGCCGACCATGGCATGGGCGGCATCGTCGTAGTGAAAGTAGTCGGCGCCGAGTTCGGATACATGCACTAATCCCTCGACAAAAATACTGTCGAGCGCGACGAAAATTCCGAAGGGCACCACGGCAGAAATGCTGCCCTCGAACTCTTCGCCAATGCGGTCGCGCATGTAAAAGCACTTCAACCACGCTTCGACGTCGCGCGTTGCTTCGTCGGCCCGACGTTCCGTGGCCGAGCAATGCAATCCAATCGTGCTCCATTCCCCTGGGGAATACCGCTCTCCCAGCAGCGCAGCCTTGATGGCGCGGTGAATCAACAAATCGGGATAACGTCGAATCGGCGAAGTGAAGTGGGTATAACTCTCGTAGGCCAGACCAAAATGTCCGACATTGTCCGGGCTGTAAATCGCCTGCCGCAGGGAACGCAACATCACCGTTTGCAACAGCATTTTGTCCGGTCGCCCCTGTATTTTCTCGAGAAGCTGGGCGTAATCCTTGGCGCTAGGCGATTCGCCGCCGCCCAGGGATAGTCCGAACGTAGACAGAAAATCGCGTAGCTTGGTCAGCCGTTCAGGGGTCGGCCCTTCATGCACGCGATACAGCGCAGGATGCTCGCGGTCACGCAAAAAATCCGATGCGCAGACATTCGCGGCAAGCATGCATTCCTCGATCAGGCGATGGGCATCGTTGCGTTCGTAAGCTTCGATGCGCTCGATTTTCCCGTGCGGGTCGAAGAGCATGCGCGTTTCGAGCGTTTCAAAATCAATGGCGCCACGCCGGGTACGTGCCTTGCCGAGAACCCGGAATAAGGCATCAAGGCACTCCAGGTGCGGAAGCAATGCGGACAGCTGTTCCCGCGCCGCCTCATCTTGCTGATACAGGGCAGCAGCCACTTCCGTGTAAGTAAGACGGGCATGCGACCACATCACTGCCGGATAGAAGCTGTAACGCTTGATTTCCCCATCGCCGGAGATCGCCATATCGCAGACCACGCACAGGCGCTCAACTTGGGGATTCAGGGAACACAAGCCATTGGAAATCTTTTCCGGCAACATCGGAATCACCCGTCGCGGGAAATACACCGAATTGCCCCGCTCCCGAGCATCCGCATCAAGCGCCTCGCCCTCGCGCACGTAATGCGATACGTCGGCAATGGCAACCAGCAAACGAAAACCTTTACCCTGACGCTCGCAGAACACCGCGTCATCGAAATCACGCGCCGTCTCACCATCTATGGTCACCAGCGGCTTAGTCGTCAGGTCGGTACGGCCCTTCCACTCGGATTTCTTCACCGTGTCTGGCAGCTTCTTTGCCTCGGCCAGCGCCGCTTTCGAAAACTCAAAGGGCAGATCATGCTTACGCAGTGCAATTTCTATCTCCATGCCAGGATCGGCATAGTTGCCGAGAATTTCGACCAATCGTCCGATAGGCTGCGATTTCCGGCTCGGCTGTTCGAGAATCTCCACCACCACCACTTGCCCGGCCTGCGGCCGCAACACCTTGCGCTCACCCTTCTCGGGCGGAGCCAGCAAGATGTCCTGACTGATGCGCCGGTTCTCGGGCACAACGAACCAGACGCCGCGCTCCTGCAATACGCGCCCAACCACCTTGCGATTGGCGCGCTCGGTCACTTCGACAACTTTGCCCTCGGGGCGTCCCTTGCGATCGATACCTACGACGCGCGCAATCGCGCGATCGCCGTGCAGCACCTTGTCCATTTCCTTGGCGGACAAAAATAAATCGGCCCCGCCATCGTCTGGCACCAGAAAACCGAAGCCATCCGCATGTCCTTCAACGCGACCACGAATAAGGTCGGCACGATCGGGAATCAGCCAGTCACCGCGACGGTTCTGCAGCAACTGCGCATCCCGAGCCATCGCCCCGAGACGTCGCGCGAAATCGGTTTGCTCGAAAGGCTGAATATCCAGCAGCGCACAAAGTTGCTCGAAGGCAACCGGCACACCCTGGTCGCCCAGTAGTTGAAGAATGTACTCACGACTCGGCAGAGGGGTGGCGTAGTTCTCCAACTCACGCTCGAGCATCGGATCGGCACGACGCACGCTGGAGAGCTTGTGGGACTGGGCTTTTCGGTTTGACAATTTCTTCGCTTTCGTTAGAATCCGCGGCTCTTTGAGGTTCCGCCCAGGTGGCGGAATTGGTAGACGCACTAGTTTCAGGTACTAGCGCTGCGAGGCGTGGAGGTTCGAGTCCTCTCCTGGGCACCAAGGCTTTCGGGCCGATGGAACTTCAAGGGCTTTTCCGCAAACCGGCTTTTTTTCCGCAATTCGGCACCAAACGCAGCCTCAAGTACCTGCGTATTCTCTCACGGAGCTGACTCGGAAACGGCGCATCCGCACGAAGTCTGAGCGTCGCGCAGTAGGCCCGCAGGATGCCCGACCTCATGCCATCCGCTCGAAGTGCGGACAGTCGACGAGGCGGTTGAAATTCCCGCCCCAGCGGTTCTTCCCTGGATGCAGCGCCTCCCAATACTGGCCGAGCGGCATGATCTCGTCTTTCGTCGCCAGCAACCGGCCGTCCTGGAAGATGTTGAGATCGATCGCCAGCCGGCGAAGGTGCTGCGATTTCGTCGTCAGGCTGCGCCCGGTCTTCACGTAGACCGCCTGCTGTTCCGGCGTGCGCCACGCTTCGCCGAGGGTGATGACATAGCCGTGCTCATGCGCGAATTGCAGCAGGGCGACGACATCGCGCGTGAAAGCGTCCTGCTCGGCGACCAAGCTCACTTGACCACCCCGCGCAGGATGTCGTCTTTCTCCTTGCTGCCGCGGCTGCTGCCGAACTCGAAGCCGTAGACGTCTCGCACCGCAGCGGCCAGCACGCCGGCCACGAACATGACGGCATTGACGGCACGCTCCGGCAGGCTGGAGTCGCGCGCCACGAACCAGACGCAGACCACCAGACCGACTACCGCCAGGGCGGCGAGGATGTCGGCCCGCCAGTTATGCTGCCCGGCGCGGATGAACTCGGTATCGCGCTTCCGGGCATCGGACACGTCGCGCACCGTCAGCTCGGCGAACTGGAGCGCCAGCCGGTCGTCATCCTGGCGGATGCGCAGCAGTTCTTCCTCGTGCTGCATCTCGGCGCGGCGCAACTCGACAAGCTGCGCATCGGTCGGCGCCACGGCAGTATCGACCTTGACGCCGGTTTTCTCTTCGATGAACTCGGCCCCCTTGGCTAGGGCGGCATTGGCCAGCAGCGGCAGGCCGGCTTTCAGTAATGCGGCGATGAATGGCGCCATGTCAGTGGCCTTTCGTGATGTTGGAGACGATGCCGGCCCACACGGCAGCAGCAGCAGCGGCAGCAATCACGCCCATCAAGGCGAGAAAGCCATGGTCTGCGGCCTTGCGCATCTTCTTGCCGAAGCGAAGGTCTTCGCGGAACTCTTCGACCGACTCGGGCTTGTCGATGTCGACGCCGAGAATGGCGAAGACCTTTTTAACCGCCAGCTCTGCCGCGTCTTTAGCGTGCGGGCAGTCGGTCGGCGTGGTGCATTTTTCGTGTGGCGTCATGACATCCCCTTACAGTTCCGACTGAAGTTCAGTGCGCCTTGTGCGATCCAGGGTTCCATCACGCACCCCCAAACGCTGGAAGCTGCGCGATGACCTCATCCGCCTCGATGGGGTTGAACGTCCCAGCCTGTTGTGCAGCCAGAAGCTCAAAGCACTTCGCCCACACAGCAGAGCGCCATGCACGGAAGGCAACACCTTCGGCATCGAATGTTGGATTCGGATCACCAACGTAGCCGACTGCGCTCTTGATGTCGTCGTAGCCGCGTGATTGAGCAGTTGAGTCAAGATGCCGCTGCACAGCCTTGGTCGCTTCAGCCTCGGTGAGTGCTGTTTCTTCCACCGAGACAAGCTGGTTGTTTTCGTAAATCTCTCTGCGTGACATGTCGTTATCCTTTCAGCCAAACAGATGGAATCTGGTCGTTATATCCAGCTGTCAAACTGCCAACAGTAGGCAACGCCCCGTAGGTATGCGATTGGTAGTAACCATGCAGCTTTGACAACAGATTCGAAAACGGACCAAGGAAGGTTCCGAGAGAGGCCATCCAAGCTGTATTCAAGGAAGGCGTGGCATCGCACACACACGCACCCCAATACAACCCAGCCGGAATTGATTGGCTAATAGCAACATCTTTAATCCCGGTTGTTCCGGTCGATGCTGTACCTGCGTCATAAAGAGGTGCGCCGGATGGCAGACCATTTGAATCGGCGTACAAGCCAACACGCACGTTTCCCGCTGACGCAGTGGCAACCCGCACACTGATCGCCGCGATGGTCATTGTGACGGGGACAATGATCGGCCAGAAGTAAAGACGGTTCGCAGCTACTGTGAAATTACTTTCAGCCTCACCGCCAGTGTAGAAACCGGATTGAATTTTGGCGTGCTTGACGTTCCCCACACTCGCTGCCGGCAACGTTGCCAGCGCAGCAGCCACCCCCGCAGGGGTCACTGCTCGGCTCGTATCGGTGCCTGTCGTGGCCTCAGCGACTGTCGCCAGTTCGACCACGCCGGTCGCCGTTTCTGAGGCCGCCTGCTTGATGTTGCCGAAGGCGGTCGCTGCGTTGGCTACGTCGGAGAGGTTGTTCGCGGCGAGCATGTCGCCACTGCCTGCGCCATCAGCGCCCTTATCGCCAGCCCTTGCAAAGCCGAGATAACCGACATCGGCCGCCGACCACGCGCCATTGCTCGCGACATGAGTCACCGCAAGCTGCAACCATGTTCCGTTGTCGGTGACGCCGGTTATCGTGAAGGTCGCAAACGTCGCCGGGGTGCCCGACTTCTTGAGCGTCAGCGTGCCCTTCGCTGTGTTGGTCGAAGCGGCCCAGGTCGCCACAAAATCCGACACGTCCGGGTTCCCTGAATCCGCAGAATTCGCCGATAGCGCGAGGGCCGTCGCCGATGCCACGGTCGCGTTGTTCAGGCGGAAGTCGCCCGCGCCGGGATCGGCCATCGAGGTACTGCTGTCGAAGGTGAATTTCGGTGCAATCGCGGAAGCGGCATTGCTCGCGGCAGTGGCAGAGGTTGCCGCGTTGGTTTCCGATGTCGCGGCATTGCCCGCCGACGTGCTGGCGGTGCTTGCGCTGGTCGCCGCGTTGCCGGCCTGAGTCGTTGCCGTGGCCGCCGAGGTACTGGCACCGGATGCGCTGGTGGATGCTGACGAGGCGGCGGCAGTGGCAGTGGCAGCACTGGCCGCCGCGGCGGTCGCCTGATCCTCGTAGTCGTCGGTCGACACCGTGACATTGCCGTCGGCGTCGAAGATCAGCGCCTTGTTCGCGCGGTCGATTGGCGCCGTGCAGGTTGCCCCCGACGTGTCGCCGTCAGAAAGCCGAAAAGACCGATTGACGCGGTCGATCAGACGCTGCACCAGCATCGTCAGCTTGTCGGCGACACGTTCATGCGTGGCAGACGGGAACGGGTCATTCCGCGGGTACTGCGAGCTTTGAAGTGCGTCCGGATCGCGGATGATGACCAACTTGTATGAAGACGACAGCGACGCAACCAGCGTCACACTGCCACCGTCTGGGTCGGCCGCGCCACTAACCGTGTAGTCGGTCGTCAGCACCAGCGACGTCTCGGTGCCGTCAGCGATCGTCACCTTGATGACACTCAGGTCGTTGTCTTCGAGGAAGTAGAACGGAACCGAAAACGGCCCGGTAGTTCCAGCGCCGGTATAGCTAACTCGCGCGGTTGTCGTTTCGAGCATGTCTTACCCTCCTGCTACTGCTGTCAAATTCGGCGGGCGGGACGGGGTCGTATCCCCAGGCGTCCACCACCAGTCCTGCCCGTATTCCTTTAAGGTTCTCTGCCGAATACTCGACAGATAGCCCGGGGACAGCGCCTCGAACACCTGCTGGAAAATCAGGTGATCCATCGCTGCTTTTGTGTACCAAACGTTTCCGCCGGGGATGAACCCTTTTGCGTCCTGCGCTTGTTGCGCAAAGAAATGCGATTCCTTGCCATCCTTGGCCCGAGCTAGCGCGTTTATCGGCTGAACAAGGCCCATCTCCATTAGCGGGCCAATGGTCGGCCCAGCGACAGACTCGAGAACTCCTGATCCGTAGCGGGTATGGCCTGCGCCGTACAGGAAATCGCCGTAGATGCCGAGCGCGCCACCCTGTAGAAATGCAGCACCCCAAAACTCTGGCCTCGTTGCGTCGCGCGGATCCTTGCCGGCGAGCATTTCGCGAGTCTGCAACAGCATCGCGCCCGCTATCGTCGTTGAAGCCACAAGGGCCGCCGTCATGGCCGCCTTCGATACCGGCGTGTCCTTGTTGGCGACCGCATCCATCATTCGTTGAAACTGTGTCCAAGGGAACGACTTGAACTGCAATACCGAACGAGCGATCTCGCCTTTGACTGTGCCGCGTTGCAAGTCCGCATAAAACTGCGCGCGTTCTTTCCACCCTGGCGTAACGATGGCGAAGTCGGATTCGGTATTGACGGCTCCAAGCAATTTGACGATGGCATTACGCTTGCTCGCGGCATCGATCCCTTGGATACGGCTGATTGCCTCTGGCGTCAAAGCGCGCGTATTGCCAGCGCCAATGTCCATCAGTGCGGCCTTCTGCCAGATCGCCCAATCGTCGGCGCTGATGCCGTACTGTTTGAGCGTGCGCATGTCGGTGTCGGGCAGATCAGCGAAGGTCTTGCCGGCGGCTATCTGCTCGCCGATAGCCGACATCAGCGAAGCACCGAATGCGCCCTTGCGAATTTCGTTGATCGACGACATGCCGGTGATGCGCATCACGGCGTTCGCCAACTTGCCGGTCGTGCCGGTCTGGCCCAGCCCCTCGTAGAAGCGGTTCAACCCCGAGCGCACGCCTTCGAGCATCAGGCCCTGCTGCTGCAGCAGCTTGCGGTCTGCCTTGTTCGCCGGGTTCAGCAGCGACAGCTCGGTGCGCCAGCGTTGCAGCAGCGGCAAGTTGTTCAGATGCGAGACGACTTCCATCATCGGCTTGTCGCCGAAGAACGAAGCCAGCGCCGCGCCGCCAAGCTTACCGGCGCTGTTGAGGTTCGCCAGCGCATCCATGGCCCCAGACACGGCCATGTTCGCGCTCGGCTTGGTGCGCCCGCTGGCGTACTCGAACAGGTTGTCGAGCTTGACCGCGCGGCCTTCCAGGCTGGTCGTCTTCGCCGGCTCGGCCATCGCCGCGGCCTTCAACGCGCGATCACGCAGCGTCTTGTACGTCATGGCCGGGCTCGGCCCAAAATGCTCGATGAAGGCGATGTCTCTTGCCATCGTCTCGACGTGGCCCATCAGAATCTCGACGGCCGTCTTCTCGCCGAAGGTATTCCAGTAGTCGATGACGCTCTCGGCATCCTTGAAGTGAATCTGTCGGCTCTCGGCGTGGCGGTTGCCCGTCTTGCCGGCGCCGTTGAACTTGCCGGGATCGTCTTTGGCATGGCCGTTGGTGGCGATGGCGTCCCAGGCTTTGCCGAGGAAGTCGCGCATCCTGGCATCATCGAACGGCTGGCCGAGGTCGTCGACGTAGCGACTACGGTCGAGCTTTGGCAGGATCGCATCGACCCATGCTTGCCGACCGGCCAACGCGACCTTCTCCTGGCTGTGGTGCTGCGGCATGCCCCAGTCGTCGAGCTTGCCGACATTGCCGCCACCCGCGTTGAATACCTGGCGCGCTTCCTCGGCAGTGTCGTGGAAGGCTTTCGCGCCTTTCTTCGCCACGGCGTCGCCGGTATCCTCGCCGCGCAGCTCACGCACCAGCGTCAGCAATTTGTCGCGGCTCTGGAAGAAGCCCATCCAATCATTGCCCAGCGCGTCCCAGGTCGCCAGTAACTTCGACTTGAAATATGCCTCCTGGCCGGCGACGCGCTGCTCCAAGCTTTCGGTCTTGATCTTGCCCGAGTAGTCCCTGACGATGGTCTTCTCGACGGCGTCAAGCGATGCGACGCCCTGCGAGGTAATGGCGTCCACGTCGCGCATGCGGGCGGATAGTTTGGTGATCTGCAGTTGCGCCTGGCGCTGCGTTTGCTCGGCCTCGCGCACCATCTGCACCGCGGCTTCCCGGGCGGCCTGCTGCACGATGCCATCGACGGTGCCAGTCGCAACGACGGTTGGCTTGACGCGCCCGGCCTTAATGTCGAGCGCCGCCTTGTGAATGCGCTCGAATAGCTTGCCGAGTTCATCATCGGATAGATTGCGGCCGGCGGCCTGTTTCAATCGGGCGATGCAGTGTTCGTAGGCCATCAGGAAGCCCCCAGTAAGCAAGCGGCGGCAACATCCAGGAGCTTCACGTCGTCCTGCGCGCGCTTCATAGCGTTGTCTGCGTCCTCCAGCAACTTGGCCGGAGTCGTCACAATGTCGGAGCCGTCGGCGTTCTTGCCAATGGCGATTGGGAGATCAGGGGTCTCGGCGGCGAAGCGGGCGGCTTCGGCAGCAAGCGGGCTCTGTGCTACACTTTTATCGAGCGGTTTTTCAGGCCCTCGCGTGTCGGGAAGCGAAACGGCGCGAGCGGTATCCGGTGTGAGGCTCCCAACCTCGGCACCGGGAGCCTGATCAGCCGCTTTTCTCTTTTCCGAAAGCGGCAAGTCCCATCCGACCTTTTTCGGCTCCTGAACATGAACAGTAACCAGATGGCGACCGCTCTGGCCGCTGATCAGGTTGTCGGCAAAAACCACCGTCCGTACCTTCCCGTTTTCGTCAGGGAGCGGAACGCGCCACTCACGCCCTCGCGAGCCGTCTTTTGCCGCCGGCCGAGTCGGTTCGAAATCACGAATCACCATCGGGAAGGCCATCAAATCGGCCTTCGTAATCTGGTGCTCTTTCGCCTTCCCGGAGGCTTCGCCGTGGCGCCAGATGAATTTGATCAGCCCGTAACCTGATCCCTTAACCTCGATGTCATTCAGCCCCTTCATGCCGCCCCGTGCAAGGATTACGCCTTCGATGTCATCGGGACGAATGTGCACGATCGGATCGCCTGCTGCGCCTAAAGGCGATGCCATCACCGTGTCGTATGCGGTGGCAATCGCTTGGACCTCCGAGCGGATGGCCGCTGCGATTTGTTCGTCCTGCGCCTTCCTGACCGGGTCTGGTTCGAAGCGCGCCGCCGGCATGCCTTCCACATCCACCGGACGGCCGGCGGCCAGATCATCGATCGCTTGACGGATGCGCTGAACGTGGGCGTCCTGGTCGACAATATCCACCGGCCGTCCCGGCATGCTGTCGGCGCTCAAGTGCTGCGCCTGACGCATCGCCACCAGCGCGTCGACGTCGGTCGGCTTGAGCTTGGCAGACCAATCCTCCAGCCGCTTTGCCCATGCTTCGCCCTCGGCGCGCATCTCGGGCCGGATATGGGCCAGCCCACCGAAGGCCAAGCCGAGCAGCGCGTCGAGTGCTATCCCGCTGGCGTCGAGCGCCTTGAAGTCGCCTTCCGCTGCTGTGCCGTCGAGCAGCGCCGCCGTCGCGCCGCGCGTAGCCACACCTTGCGCGACGTTGAAGCCGGCGCCGCCAAGCAGCATGCGCTGCGCCAGCGTCTTGCCGAGGATCGGCACCCAAATGCCAAGGCCAAGCCCGGCGGCCTGCACCGCACCAGCAGCCTGCGCCTTGTCGGCATCAATGCCCTTGCGTACCAAATCCTCGGCCGTCGAAAGTTGCGTGGAGGCGATGGTTAGACCCGGCGAGGCGATGACCTGTGGCAACGTACCGAGCAGTTGGCCGACCACCTCGCCAGCCACCCCGACCTCACCGGGTTTCGGCGTCCAGTAATCGACAGCGCGGTTGAAGACCTCGTCGTGTTCTTTGAAGTAGCGGTCCTGCGCCTCGGTGCCTCCGCTGATCTTGTCCTCAATGATCGGGGCGACAGCGCCGAGCATGTCGATGGCGCGACCTGTCTTCGCGAGGCCCTGCATCGCATAGCGGCCAGCGCCGCTGAAGAAGTTGTCGAAGGCGCCGGCCTCGGGCGTCCTGACGCCGGGCAGCGTGGCGACCCGGTTGCTGATCTCGTCCGCGTATAACTCGAATGTCATGGGTTCAGGTCCAGAATCGCCGGGCGTCCGTCCTTGCCGATCAGCGTGCCGTCACCGACACGCAAGACGTAGCGGCCGTCGCCGACGTTCTCCAGTGGCATGCCGCGCAGGTTCTCCGGCGTGATGCCAGGCGCCAGCGTGCCAGCCTTGACCATCTCGACTGTCTTGGCCTTGAGGCGGTCCTTGAAGTCGCCGTAGGCCATGCCGTAGGGCAAAACGATGGAGCGGCCCTGATGCTTCTCGATTCCGCCGGTCGCCAATTTCATCGCAGAATCCCAGCGCGACGTATTCAGCACTCCGGAATAATCTCCACTGTCCGAGGACATTGCGGCATAGATGGCCTTGGCGGATTGCAAAGCACCGTTGCGTGCCTGTTCCTTGCCGGCGAAAGCATCTTTCTCGTGGGTGGCGAACAAGCGATCCATCAGATCGTCTTTCGGCATAGGCATTAACTTCCCACCAGACGGCTTGCCATCTGTGTGAGTATCTTGTCGCAACAAGGCATTCCCGCGCAGCATCAACTCGGAGACGCTTCGCCCAAACGTCGACTCCAGGCCACGCGCGGACGCTACGCCTGCCGCGGCGATCACGGGGTTGTCCGGCGCGATCTGCTGCATGGTGGCCTTGAAGACGCGGTCGTCGCCGAAGCCTGCGCGCAGCTTGCCTAGGTACTCGGCCTGCTGCTGAGGCGGCGCGCTCTTGATGGCGTTCGACAGCGCAGCGGCCTCCTGCGGCAGCAGACCCTTCGGCGCCACGCCGGTTCGCTGCGAAGTTTCGCGCAGGATGGGAACGCGGGCGCCCAGCGTCTCGCCCCATGTGTCGGGCTTGTTGAGGTCGAGCGGCGTCACCACGGCACCCTCGCGCTGGGTGGCGAAGTCGAGCGGCGATTCACGCAGCAGCTTGATGCTGCGGTCGGCGAAGCGCTTGAGCTTCTCGACATGGACAATCTGCTCCTTGGTTGGGTTCGGGCCGAAGCCGGCCTCAATGTCTTTGACCTTGGCGAGCATCGCATCAGGCGGAAGCAGCGTTAGCGCCGATACCGCTTTCTGTTCAACCACAAGCCCCTGAGCCGCGCTCTCGAACGGCGTACCGCGCGATTCCTTGGTGAAGCGGTCGAATTCCGCTGGCGGGATGTCACGGCCGTTCTCGACGTACCACGACAGGCGACGCTCCTGCTGCTCCAGTCCGGCCAGCTTGCGGCGCTCGGCGGCTTCCGCCTTGACGATCAGCGTATTCTTGAAGTTGCCGATGCGAGCCTCGGCGGCGGCCAGGTGTTGCGCAGGCACGCCGGGGAACTCGCCCTTGTTCATGCGCTCCAGAAGGCCGTCCAACGCCTTGGTAGAGTTGCGCGCGGCGCCGATCTCGCCATTTAGGCCGGCGCTGTCGATGGTCTGCAGGGCGCGTTCCTTCAACGCCTCCTTCTGCTTCGGCGGGATTTCCATGCCGTCGATCATGGACAGTTGCTCTGCCAGCGCGGTAGAGCGTTGCCCAGGCATTGCCAGCACCGCCTGGGCTGTTTTGTTTATCCCGGCTTCCAGCGTATTGATGCGGTTGTCGACACGGGCATTCGACTCGAACTGCAATGCGTCCTGCCCGATATGCGTCCGCAAGTTTTGCAACCCTTCGGCGAGTATCTTTTGCGTGTGCGCGTTTGGCCTCTCGGACAGAACCTTCTTGCTGTACTCGTCAAACTGAGAAAGCAGCTGCGGTGTCAATCCGGAGGCGCCAGGCGCAGCGCTTTCCTTGGCTTTCAGAAGTTGTTCGGTCCATTGCAGGCGGGCATCTGACAAAACCTTGGCGGATTCCACCTTGGCGTCATCCAGTTGAATTTTTTCCTGTGCTCGTTGGCGCTTTTCGTCTTCGATTCGTTGTCTCTCGGCATCGATTTCGGATTGGCGCTGCATCCTGTCAGCAACGGCGATACCCGCACTGCCGAAGTCAGACAATCCGCTCCCGGCGCTCACCTCCGGCGTTGAATATCCGCGCGCCATTCCGGCGCTTTGCGGTGTCGTCTGTTGCGTGTATTGGGCGATTTTCGGCATTCGTCAATCCCAGGCAAATTGCGATGCGGCGGTTTGCAGGCTCTGGCGGTAAGTCGCATCGGCGCCAACGCCTCTGCCGTAGCTTCCGACTCCAACCAACAGGGATCGCCCTGCGCCTAAGTACCCGGCCGTTTTCGCTGTGCGCGCATTCCGTCTGTTCAGCGCGGCGTTGTAGTCCTCCATGCCGGCCTGTGCCAAGTAATTTTTCGCTTTCATGTCGCCCTCGTAAGCGAGATTCAGGGCGTCCAGTTCTGAGAGCGTTGTAGATCTCTCCATGATGTCGGCATTACTTCCGCCAAACCCGGTCCCGGATTGCGCAATGCCTGCGCGCTGTTCGCCGAGGAGTTCCCGCGCGCGGCGTCGTTGCGCCGCCTGGGCGGCAGTCGATTCATTAAGCGCTGCCGTGGCGCTGTTGCGAGCGACAGCGGCGTTGTAGTCATTCGTCCCTGCCTGGGAAGAATAGTTTTCGGAATTTGAATTTGCCTGCGACATGGCCCCCATCACAGAGGCGGCCGTGCTGACGACTTGTATTACCGTTGAAACGGTTGCCGCCGTAGCAGCAGACATTCCGGCGCTCGTTAAAATCGCTTCCATTACGCCCTCACTTTCGCAAACCGGATGCAGTCGCGTCCGTCCGGGGTGTATGCCTTCATGTATCCCTCCTGCAGAAAGCCAAGCCGCTCAAGCCATTTCCGGCCGGTGCAGAACTCGGCATCGACCGCCGCTTCGATGCGACGAAACTCGACCATGTTGAGGAAGCGCACGACGGCATGATGGATGCACAGGAAATTGCGCTTTAGGTCGGTACCCATTAGCGCCCAAGCTTCGGCCCGGCCCTCCCACAGCGGCAGCAATCCAGCGCAGCAAAGCACCGTCCCATCGTCATCAATGGCAGCGTATGCCATGCCGTTCGCCAGCGCCTTGCCATAGCCAGGAGTGCCGAGGAAGCGACGTGCGCGCTCTTGCTGCGGCTGCAGGATCAGCGTTTCGAGATGATCGGGGCGAAAGGCTTCGATCTTCATCTGGGTTGCGTTTCCACGATGGGCATAAAGCCGATGACCGTTGCCGGCAGCGGCTGGTCGTTGACGTACATCAGGTGCGCGTCGGTGGTATAGCCGTCCGGCCAAGATATGTCCTTGTCACCATCGAACGGGGGCAGCGGTTCGTCCATCAGGTCGTCGGGGCTGCGGAACAGAATCTCGTCGAGGTTGTCTTCGTCCGGCCCGACCTTGCCGCCTACCGTGTTCAGCAACCGCACGACGCCGGTATCGACGCGCTTGGTCTTCCCCTGCGCCGTGCCGTTCATGGCGCCGGCATCGAGGCGCATGGTCTTCAGCTTCGCCGGACACGGAAGGCCGGCGTGCACGTACCACGACGGCCGGTCGAGCGTGATGGACCCCGACGCGACGGTCTCCTGTGCATGCGGGGCACCGTCGGCGAGGATGTCGAGCGTCTCGCCTTCGAGATGGTCGAGTCCGCTGATCGTCGTCACCGTCAGCGCCCATCCGTTCGCGGCAATAGCCGCCGTCGATGGGAAAGCGGAGTAGATCGTCGCCGTGACAACCGTCGCACTGGTATAGCCAGTGATCAGCGCGCGCGCCGTGTGCCAGACCTCGTCGGCATCCTGGTAGCGGCGGCGAATCTCGCGGCCCACGTCGCCCACGACGAACGCGCCAGAGCCTGCGGTGAAGGTGACGCCCTCAGTGTCGGCTACCGTGGCACCAGCCCCAGGCGTCAGAGTCGCATTGACCGAGCCGTCATAGGTCAGGCCGGAATCGACATAGAACGCCTCGATGATGTCTTGCTCGGCGTCGAGCGGCGGTTCCATGTACTCGAAATAGCGCACCGTAGATCCGTCGATTGTGCGGCGAACGACCATCCAGAGTTCGTCGGCGTCGGTATCCGGATTCGGGATGACCTCGATTGCCTCGACAATGCCATCGCCGCCGATCGGGTGCCGGTGCCAGCCAAAGCGGCGCTGGTTGACGTTGAGCGTCGCCGCGAACAGTTGGCCATCGGAGCGCAGAACCCAGATGATCGAGTTCGGCTCCTGCTGGTAGGCAATGGCAACGATGGCCTTGCCCTTGGGGAAGAGGTGACGCGCGAGAACGGACAGGTTCGTCGAGCGATAGCCCTCCGTCTCCAGCGTGTAGGCGATGTCGCGAAGCTTTCGCCCAGAACGCTGCACGTACAGCACCGAGTCACCGACGCGCGCAGGGTTGACCGCACGCGAGCCATAGGACGACTCCGGCTTCGACTTGATGTTCCCGGGACCGAACGCCTCTGTCGTTGTGATCTCGCGCACGGAGAACTCGCCGCCAGCCGTGCCGACCAGTAGGGCATCGGCCGGGGACAACCATTCGATGCGATTGACCTGGTCGCTGGTGACCTCGATGGTGAAGGCGGCATCCTTGACGATCTCGCCGCCATCGTCGCGGTCACGGAAGTTCTCAAAGTCGCCAGACTGACTACCCCACAGTTGCCGCGTAGAGGCACGGGCGAAAGTCAGACGCTCACGGAAGAAGGTGACATGCGACGGCCAGCCGCGGGCATCCGACCAGGCACCGCGCGCCCAGCGCGTCGAGGCATTCCCACTCCCGACGGCGCCGTTCGGAATGCGTGACAGCACCGTGGCGGTCGCACTGCCACCACCGGAGGCGACGGCCGTGATGGTCGCCCAACCATAGCCAGGATCAAGGAACGTCCATTGCACGCCGTTGTCGCCGTCGTAGATGCTGCCGCTGGTGTGGCCTGGCTGGATAGAGCCAGACGTGGCGGTATTGACGGCCTGGTAGCTGCGGCTTTCAGCACGCCGGATGTCGTTCGCATTGATCGACTTGCCGGCCTCCCATGACTTCGTCGTGTCGGCAAGCTTCTGCTCGAGGTAGAACAGCGTCCCGACATCGTCTGACGTAAAAGTGCCGGCGGCCGAAGCCGTCAGCGTCACGGTGCCTGTGTTGCTGCTGGCGTAGACCGTCACTGTCTCGTCGGGGTCAAGGTCTTCGAACGGCCCGCCGTCGGGCGTGAATTCAGCCAGCGCCCACGACAGCGCACCGCTTCGCGTCAGCTTGTAGGGCGGATACGTCTCGTCGACGTGTGTGATGTAGAGAACGTCGCCCGACTGCACCGAGCGCAGCAGGTAGTTGCCGTCGGCATCGAACAGGTCAGCGGCAATCCATGGTGTCGAGACTTCAAGCGGCGCAGAACCGTTCATGACGATGCCGTGATCGGTGTAGAAACGCAGATACTGATCGCCGACCTCGATAATGTATGCCTGCTCGACGTTGAACTCGAAGCGCAGAATGCCGGTGCGGTCGGTCGAGTCTTTGGCTTCGCGCACGAAGCGCGTCCCGCCGCGGCGCTCGGCCGGGCCTTCGACCAGCGGCAGGAAGTTTTCGATGCGCTTGCAACCCTGAGCGTATTCCTCGAGGTCTGAGCGCGCATCGAACAACGGGGACAACTCCCCGGCGGAAAATGCGTTGATCAGCGGCGCGGCTTTAGCCATCAGTGCCTCGACGCCATCCAGGAGTCGTCCGGGATTTCCTCGGGCGGCAGTTCGATCGCATTGGCGCGGATGGCCGCGCGGATCGTCGCCTTGAAGTCCTCGCGGGCCGACTCCTTCTTCGTGTTCGACTGCGTGATCGCCTCGCAAGCATTGAGCGCCAGATCGCAGGCGAGCGACTCGGCGAAGGCGGCGTCGAACTCGCCGGTATTCGTGACGCGCTTGACGTAGCGCAACTTGAGCGGTGCCGAGAAGTCGGTGACGATCTGTCGGCCCTCGATCTTGTACGGCTCGGCGTCAGGCCCCCCCATCGCGTCGGACATCCCGGGGATCTGCCACAAATCATTGACCTGAACGACACGCAGGCAGTCGGTCGGCAGCTGATAGGCCACCGCGTAGCCCCAGGCCGGCGCATCTGACAGCGCAGGAAGGCTGGTGCGCGTCATGGCGAACGACCAGTTGTAGGACCGCAGCAGAAAATCGCGGCGAAGCTCGTAGAGAGCATTCATCTCGCGCGCTTCCTTGACGTTGTCGGTCAGGGATGTAATGCGCTTGGCGCCCAACTTGGTCAGCGCCGAATTGACGATTTCAACGGAGCTTGCCATTCCATACCTCCTTCGCCCAGCCGGCGGATTCGTGTGGGCGCGGCTTGCCGTGGAAACAGACGACCCGCGCTCCATCCGGCACCGCCTCGATGGCGTGGGTCTTGTAGGAAACAAAGGCGCGCGGGTAGAGCGCCTGCAGGATGTCGATGCGCTTGGCGAAGCGGCCCTGGTTTAAGTGCTCTAACCAGAACTGATCCCCCTGCGGGTGCGTCATCGGCTTGCCCTGGGCCTCAAACTCCTGCCAGATCGACTCCGATAGGTCGCCGACACGCCACAACATCACGGCCGGCCCGAGCCCGTCCTTGCGCCAGAAATCATGCAGCGTGGCGAATTCGCCGTCGTAGCGCGCGATCTCGTCGATGTTGCCGACGATGTAGGTGTCGAGGTCAAGGAACAGACAACGCCCCTCGAACATTCCCGGCTTGAACAGGCGAATCTTTTCCCACCAACCGGAGAGCGCCGACGGCTTTACCGACATGCCCGGGTAGAAGCTCGCCGGGTCATCGGTGATGACATAGAGCTTGTGCGGAATAGTCAGGTGACGGCGAATTTGCGCGCGCAACTTATGCACGTACTCGGCCCCGCGGCCGCAGTAATTTCCCGTCTGAATGCAGATCACGTTCATCTAGTAATCCTGCCCGGGGATAAGACGCGGATAGCTGTAGCGATCGATCCATTCCGCCGTATTGCCAGACAGAGACGACACGCGGCCCTTGAAAATCTGGCGGATCGCGCACTTCCATTCGTTCTCCGTCGCCTTGTCGGCGAAGTCGGTCTTGCACCAGGGAGGATCGAAGAAGTGCCCGTCGCCAGTCATTGGAACGCCGGCCAGCACTATCTCGTCATAACCGAGCAGTAGGCCGACATAGCAGGCAAACAAGCCTGACGTTCCGCCGACGGCGTCAATCGGCCAGACCATGTCGATCGCGTCGCCCGCTCTGTGCGAGTGGATCATTGGCGGCACGGCATCGCCGTAGTTGTGCGCCAGGCGGAACTTCTTCCAGCCCGGCATGTATTCGGGGTGCAGCGTGACCCAATGCCTGATGCGGTCGTGCAGATGCGCGCCGATGTCGTTGATGGCCATGATCTCGCCCTTCCAGGGCCTGACCTTGGCGTAGTCATCCCACACCGTCCGCCCGCCGCCCAACACCAGCAGGGGGCCGGAAAACCGCCCACAGCGGGAGGGGATTTCTCCCCGCCCGCCGAGAGCGCGCCAGAGTTCTGGCAAGTTGGACATCAGTTGTTGGCGATGTAGCGAGTGCGCAGCGAGACGGTGCCCGCGCCCGAGCCGACGGTGTCGCCGGTCAGGGCGATGTCGTACCAGACGTTAGGGTCGCTGGATTGGCCGGCCATCTGCCAAACCTGCTGCTCGATGTCCTCGACGCCGTTCGTCGAGCCGCCTTCGAACAGCACCTCGGTGCCGGCCACCGACGCCGACGCCAGACTGATGTTGTCGGAGAAGGCGTTGGCATCGACCACTGCGCCGCCGTCAGCCGCGGTGGCGTACAGGCCAAGGTCGAACACAGTGCCGGACGTGATGGCATCGTTGAACAGCGTCAGCTGGCTGAGACGCCAGGACGAATGCACGCGCGCCAGGCGATAAACGCTCGCGTCGTCGTCGGCCGCTGCGATCTCGGCGGTGCCAACCTGCTCACGCACGACACCGCCCATCAAATACAGCGGGTTCATGACGGGTGGATTGGCGTCGAGGTTGGTGATCAGGTTGGCCTTTGTGTTTGCGGTGGCACCGATCAGCATCACCGAGCCAGCAGTCGCCGGATCGATAGCGCCAAAAGCGACGCCAACGAGCACGAAGACCGCCAACATCAGCATTTGGGCGGTGTGGTTGTGGAGGTATTTCATGGGGTTTCTCCTTTAGGTTGGTCAGATTTGCCGATGCGATCAGACGTAGCTGATCTCGACGACGCCTTCGTCCTCGACGCGCGTGGCGCCGATGTCCATCTCGACGAAGACCTGCGTGGCGTAGTTCTTGTCCGCACGCTCGCTGATGCGCACCACCGGCTCGGCACCGACCGCCAACGCCATAGCATTCTTGGCGTAGACGTATGCCTTCAGCGCGGTGATCTGCGTGGAGACAATGAACTTGAAGCCGAGGAAGGTGTCGATCTGGCCCTGCACCAGCGCCTTGATGCTGTTGTAGTCGGACGAGGTAATCTCCGTCGCGGACAGCAGATCGGTCAGGCCGGCCGGGTTGATCGCGCACGTGATCATGCTGACGTCGACGTCGGCAGACAGCAGAATCTCGCGAGCCGAGCGCAGCTTTGTCACGGTCAGGCCAGCCGAGGCAGCAGCCACTTTCTGCGCCGACGGTAGGGCCACAGTAGTAGCGCCAGCGACGCCGGAATAGGCATTGCCGCCGAGCGCCGAGACAATGACCGCATCCATCTTGCGGCCTGCCGCCATCGCCGCGTTCATAGCGTAGGGGCTGGTCGGATCAATCAGGGTGCGAACCTTGTCGGGGTTGTCGATCAGGTCGGCGAAGCGCGACGTCACCAGCGTGACCTTGCGGCGGCTGTGCGGCGTGTCGATCTGCGGCGTGTCGTCGTGGCGACTGGTCGCATCGACCATGTCCACCGCGCCGATGCGCTCGAAATAGGCCGACTTGCCGGTGATCTGCTCACTGCGAACGGTGTCGCGGAGCTTGGAACCCTGTTGCTGAGAGAGCATCAGGATGTTGGACTTGTACTGCTCGACGAATGCCGTCGTAATTTGGGTGCTCATGGTTGAGTCCTCCAAAAAGTTGAAAAGTGACTTTTCGAAGGGCCTCCCCGGCGAACCGGAACCACTTCTAGCGCAGTACGTCTGCGCCACCCCGGCGGTACTCTCCCGCTGTCTCGCGGACCTATTGGGTCAGGCTCCCCGCTATGCCGGCGCGCTCATAACACGCCGTCCCGTTGCGCCCGGTTAGCCTTCGCTGTCCGGGAATGCGATCTTGTGCAGGCGCGTCCATTCGGCTTTCTTGTCGGCATCGCCGGAAAGGTAGGACTCCTGCCACTTCGTGTCCTTGCGCAAATCAGCGATGCGCGCCTTGGCGCCCTCGACGCTCAGGCCGAAGGTGCTGCTGCCCGTATCCGATCCGTGGAAGCGATGCTCGCCCATGGCCTTCCCGAGTTCAGCGAACACGCGGGCGGCACGACCGAGGCCGATGGCGCGCTCGACGGCGATGGCTTCCTCGTCACTCAGGCCGGCCGCACGGCGCACGCGGCGCGACAGCTCGACATTCTTGTCGTAGTCCTCGCCCATCTCGGCCTTCATGGCAGCGATGTCCTTGTCGGCCTGCGCGATGAACTGATCCTCAGCAGCGGCCTGCTGGGCGACGACGTACTCGTTCCACTTGGCGGCAAGGCCGGCCGCCTGGCGCTTTGGAATATCCAGCTCGTGAAACCAACCGGTCGCAGTTTTCAGGAAGGCATCGGGATGTCCGTCGGGAACCGTCAGGCCGTAGCCGTCGGGTGTCTCGGGCTTGCCGAGCTTCGTCATGATGGCGCGGAAGCCGTCGACGTCGCTCTCGTCCTTGGGCAGGCGCAGCAGCTGATCGGACGGAAAGCCGAGCTTCTGTTCGGCATTTCGGTACATGGGGATGATCTTCGCCAGCGCGTCCTTCTCGCCGAGCTTGGACACGCCCATGCCGTCGAGCCAGCCCTTGACGTCGCCGTCGTAGGACGACACCCAGGCGGGGTCGTTGCCGGCGGGCTGCGCAGCAGCGGCAGAAGCCGAAGGGGCAGTATTTGCGTCGATAACGGGGGCGTCTTGGACTAGTGCGGATTCAGCCATCAAAATCTCCTTGTGCGTCGAGCTTGTCGAGTTGAGCCAGGTCTGAATCGTCGAGATTCAGCATGGTGGTGATGCGGAAATAAACCTCTTGGCGCGCAGCTGCGGCAATCGACGCCAGCGGATCGATTCCCTGCGGGCCGGACTTGATCGTCGGCTTGGCGCCGTAGCAGAAGCGACGAAGCTCTGCCAGCACGCGGGCGCCGCTGTCGGTCGGCTTGCCGTTGCCACCGAGGAAACAGGCGCGGAAGGCATCGCGCTGGCCGCTGATGCGGCGGATGTAATCGCGCACGCTCATGCGGCAATACCTCCGAGTTGCGGCACCTGGCCGGCAGTAGCGGCGGCCGTCGCCATGTCCTTGGCAGCCGAGGCGGCAACCGGGGCTGCTTGCAGCATCGACTGCATCGCCGCGGCCTGCTGCTTCTGCTCCTTCAGCTTCTTGACCGCATCGGGATCGCGCAACACCTTTGCCGGCACACCGTTGATCTCGGCAAGTTCGCGCGGCAGGGCATCGGTGTCGAACACGTCATAGACGCCAGGATCGAGCTGGGCCATCGGCGCCAGTTGCTCGAAGGTGCGCAAGATGGCAATGCCGTCCTCGGAGCGCAGCAGGCGGGCCAGCGGGCTGGTGTATTCGATGTCGTAGTCGCCGCCAGCCTCGATCATCTCCTGCGGCATGTCGGGAAGAATATCGGCCATCGACAAAATGTCGAGTTCGCGTTCGATGACCGGGCCGAGGAATTCGGCCTGCTGTCGCCCCATCGTCGGAGCAAGCAACTGGCCCTTCTCTTGAGCGCGCAGCATCGCTTCGGTCGCGGTGATCTGCGGCGTCTCGACGAGGATCTGAAACAGCGAGACGAGGAAGGCGTCGTTGACGAGCTTGCGCTTGCCGTCTGAAAGTTCCTGCGCCCACGGCAGGTTCGCACCGGTCTGCAGAGGCTGTACCAAGGCGCGACCCTGTTCATCGACGCCTCCGAAGTTCAGCGCGCGCGGGCGCATCTTGAAGCCCTGCAACGCGCCATCTTCGAACAGCAGCAGCGGTGGATCGACGGCGAGATGGCCGGCGCGCAGCGTCGTCTTTTCCATCTCGTTCAGCATCTTGATGTCGGCCAGCACCAGCATCGCCGGGCCGCGGCCATACACTTCACGCGGGTTGGTGGAGTAGCGGCTGACCGGATACGGGAAGGTTCGATAGCCCCCCTCCTCGACGACCTGACGGCCTTCAACGGAGACATAGCACGAAGAGAACTTCATGCCGGCGCGGTCGATGCGGCGCGGGTCGATCTTGCGGTTCGGCTCGACGGCGTGGATGAACTCGAAGCGGGCGGCCTCGTCCTTCTTCTCGTAAGCTTCCTTGATCTTCGCCGGCAATTTGTCCAACCCGAACGCCTCAACCGCCTGGCGCGCGCTGTACTCGAATTTGCGATGAACGGTATCGATCTTGCCGTGCTGGTTCTCGGTGACATGCAGCTCGGACAAGTGGACTGACTTGTAGCGGATGCCCTTTCCAGGAACATCCTCGACCATCATCCCCATGGTGCCGAAGGCGCCCAAGCTCTTGTAGCACTCGTTCGCCTGGCTGGCGAAGTTGGAGAACGGCGAGCGACGCACCGCGAACAGAATCTCGGTGACGTCCTCGAGGTACTGTTTGACCGAATGAACCTCGCGCAGATGCTTGTCGGTCGTCGTCAGCTTGTGCCATTGCTGATTGTCAGGAGTCAGCAACGAGTGAATCGCAGCTGCGAACTTCTCCAGGGCCAGAGGCGCGGTTGAGTCGAATATCTTCTCGGTGCGCTTCTCGCCGTTGGCCCTCTTGCCGGTGAAGTCGGACATTTGCGGCCAGACGCGATCGGCAACCTCCTGCCACAACGATTCCCAGTTCGAGCGCAACGCCCTCATCTGGTCATGTCTGCGAAGAATGTCGTCGGCGCGGGATTCCGCCATCACTCAGCCCCTTTGGCTTTGCGCGGCTTGCGCGACCTGGTCGGCGGCAGGATGCGCGGGGCCGGCGGGTCGATGGGCGGGGAAACAGACGAACGCGGCGTCGGGATATACCAGCCTTCCTCGGTCATCACTTTGCGGTTCAGCTTGCCCTGAGCGTTCAATTCGCGGGCCTGCGCGGTGGTCATTCGTTCCATGTTCACGATCCGATCAATGTCTTGGTGGCGACGGGCGTATTGCTGACGCCATCGCTGCCGGTCAGCACAGAAGCAGCGCGGCCACGCTTGCGGCGGGCGGCATCCTGCGATGCGCGCTCAGAGGCTGCGCGACTTGCCGCTTCGTCCATCCCCGGCGCAGGAGGCGGCGGGGGCGGCGGCGGGGGAGGTGCCACAGGAGCCGGAGCGGGTTTGCTCCCGCCGAAAATTGCCTGCATGTCTGTCTCCTACTCGAACATTTCATAGTCAGCGTCGGCGGTATCGCGGCGCTGGACGTGCTGCTTCGTGGCCTTTCGCACGCCCTCGCAGGCGTAGCGCAGGGCGTCGATGACGTGGTTGTCCTTGTCCTTGAGCTTCGGCAGCACCTGGCCGGTCAGCTTGTCGACGTCGTAGCTGTACAGCGTCAGTTCGTCGATCAGGTGCGTGCAGCGCGGATGAACGATGATGTCGAAGGACTTCAGGAACTCGACGCCCTCCTCCAGGGACTTGGCGCCCTTGATGGCGGCGTTGATCTTGGGATAGCCATGCTTGCGCATGTAGCTGATCGTCTCGGGCCGCGCGCTGTCGGCGGTGATGAACCACTTGCGCGACTCCGGCACACGGTCGAACAGGTCGGGCAGCTGATCGATCTCGCAGCCGACCATGTATGCCTCGTAATCGACGTAGAGGTTGCGGCCATCGAGGTGGCAGCGCACCAGCACGGACGGATCGACGGCGAAGCCCCAGTCGGCGCCCATGCGAAACACCGTGCCGGGACCGGCCTCGAAGTCGTCGATGCGCCAGTTCTTGAACACGCGCGCCTCGCTGTTGCGCTGGTAACCACCGAGCCAAACGTGGGCGAACTTGTCAGGATCGCGCTTCTGGTCATAGGCGACTTCTGCCAGCAGAACATCGGGGAACCACGGGTTATCGCGGTAATTGGCCTCGACGACGATGGAATCCGGCGGCGGGCTCTCGCCGCGCAGCAGCATGTCTATCGGGTCGGTCTCCTTGTCCGGGTTCCAGGAAAACCAAAGCTGTGATCCCGGCTTGCGTATGGTCGGGCGCAGCATGTCAAGACTACGCTGGCTGGCGCGCTGCGCTTCCTCGAACCAGGCGCGATCGAAGCCTTCCAGCGACTTGATCGAGTCGGCGGTGTGATTTTGCATGCCGTCGAAGATGGTCGTGCCGCCATGCACCGACAGGATTCGCTTGTCCTGAACCTCGAAGTAAGCGCCGGCATTGTGTTCGCTGATCTTCGTCTCGAGCAGCTTCTTGACGGAGAACTGCAGCGACTTCTGGTTTTCTCGTAGGCAGGCGAAGTCGTAGCGGCCCGAGACATTCTCGTCGAGCCACATATCAGCGAAGTTGTGCGACTTGCCAGAACCGCGGCCACCATGCGCGCCCTTGTACCGCGCAGCCTGCAGCAGCGGGACGAAGACCTCGGCGGTGCGGATGCGCAGTTCAGCCACGCTTGGTGCTCACAATCTCGCGCACGATCTTCTCGAACTGGACCGGTCCGCCATCGGCTCCAGTGATCGCCTGGGCGGGCTTGCCATAGCCGCGATCGAGAAGCGCAACTGCGGCGCTGACCCTGGCCGCTTCTGGCGACGCCTTGCTGCGCATGATCTCGGCCAGCGTCTTGATCGCGCTCTCGGTGTGTTCTCGGGCCAAGGCGCGCAGGCCGAGCGAATCCTTCGGCCGTCCGCCGGGGTTTCCGCTCTTGCCCTTCTCGAACTTCGCCATTGGCCTGATGCCTTCCTGTTCTCAGATTCGCTATGCGAAAAAAAGCCCGGACTAGCCGGGCATCAAGGAGGAGACCTACTCAGAAAAAGAACTACCCGGTTGCGGGATGCTTTATCGCCGATTCGCGGAACGCACTGATACGCTTTTGGGTATGCTCGTTACCAAACACACGGCCATAAAGCCGCAGCAGAGCTTCGCCGCATGAGTAGCGCGGCTCCTTCCCCTCGTTGCACCAGCCGGATAAGGTTGTGGGAGCTACGTTCAGGGCGCGTGCGACATTTGCCGGAGTCCATCCGGCTTTCTCGAGATCGCGAATCAAGTCGCCCCAGGCGATATACCTCCATGCGACGAATTCAATCAATGCCTCGTTGGTCAAAACCACCATTCACCTCTCCTTTGCTCCAGGGGTATGATCCCGACCATGCGACACGTTGCCGCTTTCCTCACCATCATCTCTTGGCTCTTTGCCGCCACCTGGGTGTCGGCGCAGGCGAGCTTGGCCGTGATTTGGGTCGTGCGCTCCGCCGGACTTCCTGAAGAAATCGAAGCGGTTATGCTTTTGATCTTTCCAAGCGTCGCTTTGCTCGGGACGTGGGCGGGGCTGTATCTGCTGACGATGCGGGCTATTGCTGAATTCCAGAACAGGCAACGCAGCGCCTGATTACCGCTTGTGTCGGTTCTCATGACGTCAGCCCAAGAATCAGGCGTGCGACCTCGGGCGCCTTGCCGAAGGAACCTGCCGCGAGGCGCTGCGCAGTCGTGCCATTCGGCATGACGGCCATCAGCCGGTCGTAGCTTTCGACCATCGTCAGCAGGGACATGCGCAGGGCCTCGGTTTCGTTCGGGGCGCCGAAGGTGGCCGGGGCATGGTTGATCGGCCAGCCGCCCGAATGCTTCCTGTAGGGCTTCATGCCGGCTCGCCTTCCGTCTCGCGCGCCGTCACCGCGACGGCCAGTGCTGCCCAGCCGTGCGATTTCACGCCGTAGAGCGGGCCGGGCGCTGCCTTCTTGCCGATGGCCTTCTCGCCGCCGTAGCGGTCGAGCAGCACCTGCCGGACATTCGCATCCTTCGCCTTCAAGCTGCCGCACAGATGCCGCTTGACCTGGCTGCGCTTGACCCGCCGCAACGGACCGCCCCACGCCTGCATCAGCTTGCCGGTGTAGAGGATCGTCTCGATGCTCTCGTTACCGATCGGCATGCCGCGCGCTTCGAACACTTCGACGGCGAGCAGATCGGCGGCCATCGTCGGCAGGCAGTACAGCAGATGCTCGTTGTTCGACACGCCGGCCTCGACCTTGCCGGACGGATACAACAGGCACCAGCCGCTTTCCGTCGTGCCGGGGTCAATCGCGAGGATCACCGGCAGGGACGCCGGCAAATGCGCGTGTGCACGCGAAGGCGGCGGCTCGGGGACACACATCGGCCCCGTTGTCATTGCTTCGTACAATCCCGTTGCTTGGTCCATTTCTCCCGTACCTCCCTCTCGATTTTCTCGGCCATTGCGCGGCCGTCCTTCGCTCTCCAGCGCTCCAGCCATTCCGCCCGCAGCTCCCTGCTCGGCAGAGTCAGGACGAAGCGCACGCGGCAGCAGATGCGACTGAACTCCAGAACCGGCGACTGCCTCGCGCACAGATCGCATTCCGTCATTCCTCACGAAAGCCCCGCGCGACCGGTTTCTTGTAGGCCGTTCGCGGGCTGTCGCCCTGCCAGGGCGAGAACGTCATCAGCCGACCGTCGTAAGCGAGTTGCACGTCGCCTAGCGGGCCATTGCGGTTCTTGCGCACGATCAACTCGGCGAAGCCCTTCCATTCGGGCGCCTCGCTGTACATTTCCTCGCGGTGCAGCATCGCGACAATGTCGGCGTCCTGCTCGATCTCGCCGGAGTCGCGCAAGTCGGACGAGATCGGGCGCTTGTCGGTGCGGCCTTCGACGCTGCGATTGAGCTGGGCGAGCACGATCACCGGAATTCCGAGTTCCTTCGCCAGCTCCTTGAGGCCGCGGCTGATGCTGCCTATCTCCTGCACCCGGTTGTCGCCCTTGCCCTTCATCAGGCCCAGGTAGTCGATAACGATCAGATCGAGACCGTGCTTGCGTTTCATGCGACGAGCGCGCGCGCGGATGTAGGCGACCGTCACGGCCGGCTTGTCGTCGATCCACAGACGCTGCGCCTGCGCTTTGGGAAGGACAGCAACCATCCGATCCCAGGCGTCGTTCGACTTGGTCCCGGCGCGCATCGCATGCACAGAAACCGACGACCGGGCGGCCAAAAGGCGCATGCCGATCTCGCGTCGCGACATTTCAAGCGTGAAGAACCCGACCGCGCCGCCGGAGTGCGCGACGTTGTCGGCGACGTTGCAGGCGAACAGCGTTTTCCCGACCGACGGCCGGGCGGCAACGACGACCAGCTGCCCCGGCTCTAGGCCACCGGTCAGCGCATCGAAGTCGGCGAAGCCGGTACGCAGCCCGCTCGTGTCGCCGCGCTCGTCGATGTAGGCCAGGGTATCGGTCAACACGTCGAGCAGGGACGCCGGTTCGTCGGCCTGTTCGTCCAACTCAGCGGCCATGCGCCGCTCGGCATCGGCGACGATGTCGGCAACCTTGCGAATGCCCGGCGACATGCACGCCGCGGCGAATTCATCACCGACAGCCACCAGCCGGCGCAGAACTGCACGCTCGCGAATGGCCTCGGCATAGCGGCGGATGTTCGCCGCCGACGGCGTCGCGTTGGCGATCTCGCCGAGGTATCCCATCCCGCCGGTCTGCTGGATCTCGTTCGCCCGGTCAATCGATTCGAAGACCGTGACGATGTCGGCCTCTTTCCCGGCATGCGCCAGCATCGCGATATGCCGGAAGATGCGGCGATGGTCGTCGCGGAAGAAGTCAGATTCGGCGACGAGATCGGCGATCCGGTCCCAGGCTTTCGGATCCAGCAGCAAGCCCCCGAGCAGCGACTGCTCGGCTTCGATGGAATGCGGGGGAAGACGCAGGGCGTGGTTTTCAGCGGGGGCGTTCATGCGGCCTCCTTCTTTTTCTCGTAATTTCCTTGAAGAATCTTGGCGAAGTTCTCGGCGTTGACGATCCACCCCAGGTCAGCAGACCACTCTCCCTTTTCGCCCATCAGCAGCGGACAACGGCGGATGTAGTCGAACAGCCGGGCGAAGAAATCGATCCCTGCCGCGTGGTCGTGGGGCTTCCCCTTGCGCTTCAAATCGCCGATGACCCAGCGCCACCGGGTTCGCAGATGGTCCTGCCGCTTGCCTTCCCAGATGCGTGGCTGCGGAAGCTCCGGAAGCTTCTCGGCGTACAGCGCGAGGATTCGGTCGTGAGGGCAATCGGGCAAGGCCGCTTGCTTTTCGTCGTCAGCATCGCTGGCGACAGAAGGGTTTACTTCTCCCTGTCCCTGTCCCTGTCCCTTGGATTCTGTTACATCGTCTGTAACAGAACTCCCAAGTGTCTGTGACAGACCTTGTGACTGACTCTGTTGCTGTTTCTGTCGAGCTTCTTCGCGTGCCTTTCTTGCAGCTTCTGTGCGAGCGCGTTGAGCGAGCTTTGCCTTCCATGCCTCAAGCGCTTTTTCTGCGACTACCGGATGGTATAGGCGGCCATCAGAGCACTTGACCCAGCCGCGCAGTCCGTCGCTCTCGCGAACCTTTTTCCATCCTTTCAGGTCTCGGCCAAAGCCCAACAAGCGGGCAAGCGTGGTGTCGTCGTCAGGCAGAGATCCGGCCGGCACCTGATGCCAGGACACGCACCAAGAAAGCACTGCGCATCGGAATGCCTCTGCGTCCGGCGTGGCAGATAGTTCGCTGTCGCGCAGCCGTAATACGTCCAGCGGCATGAATGCGAAGTCGCGCAGGTCGACGTCTGCGGGAACCATTGGGGAAAGAGAATCGACCATTCCTAGTCCCTGAAAACGATTCGCTTGCGAGGACCAACCACGAACGAAATGGTCGTATCTGATTCTTCAGAGAACGAATGTTTGTTAATCGCTTCGAACAGAAGAATCGTTTCGTAGTTCTCCAGACGATCGAACATGATCGAAGCAGCGATACCGATAGCAAGAGATTTGCTGTAGACCATTTCGTCGTAATCGCTCAAAAACGACGCCTTGCTGTCGGCGTCAAGAAAGCCCGCCAACAGGCCACTGACTTTCGGAATATCACTTGACGAAACAGCGGTCAGAATTTCCGCCAGGTCGCCCTTGTTCCGATGTGTTTCGTCGTGGCATGAAACGCAAAGCACATCTAATTCATCGAGCCCGTATTCCCACACCAAGCGGCCTTTCACGTAGCGCTTGTGATGTACGTGAAGCTGAGTTTCGGTGTCGTAGCAGCGCTGGCAGGTGTAATCCGCCGCCTCAAGTGCTTCCAGGCGCTTCCTCTGCCAGTTCGGATGCCGGTATTGGTCTTTCCATTCCATGCCTATCTCCCTGCCTATCGGGTTGTAGGGTCGGGCTGCACCGCCGATAGGCGAGGCGATGCCGGCTGCGCAGCCGTTGCCCGTTTGAAGTCCTTGCATCAGATCAACTCCAGTTGTCCGGTCGGCAGTCGCAGCAGCTTCTGTCGCTTCCGGGTTGATGGGTCGGTGCGCTCGCCGTGTTCCATGAGCGCGTTCTTCGCGAGCAAGGAATCGACCCTGCCGCAGACGGTATTGATGGGCATGCGTGCCAACTCGCTGATCTGCTGACGGGACAGGCGCGTGGCCGGCCCGAACAGCGCCAAGATGGCCGCCTCTTTGCGTTGCAGATGCGGGATCGGCAGGCTGTGGAACGCCTCGCGCGAGGTTTCGGAGACCGCAGTTCTCATGCGCCACCCTCCGTCTGTTCGGTCGCGCGCATATCAGCCGTTATCCTTGTTTTCGATGCTTACTTGGACGCCCAGCGCCTCGGCCAGTACATTGAACTCATGCTCTGCGGAGCGCATGTCAGAGGCGATCAAATGGCGCACGTAGGCGGCAGGACTATCGAGGTTCAAGTGATCGGCCCGGCGCGTGGCAAAGCGCTTCATGGTGTCCTCCATGCGCACAGGGACGACCTCGGTCAGCTTTTCGTGGGGCTCAGCCATCTAGGCGGCTCCTTTGCACAACTGACGCTCGGTAAGCGGGCGGCCCGCCCCAGCCTGATACGATGGAGTTCTCACACCACCATCGAACTGAAAGGGACGGGCCATGGACTTGACTTTCATCTCAACGGCGGCCAGCGCGCTCAGCGCTGCCAGGGAATTCGGGAAAGCTGCCGTCGGGCTGCGAGACTTCAACGAACTGGCAACGGTAGTTGCCAAGATGAACGAGCAAATCCTGAATGCGCAGGACTCGCTCTTCAGCCACCAGACCAAGCTTTTCGCAATCAACGAAGAAGTCCAGACCCTGCGAAACGCACTCGCCGAAGCCCATCAAAAGCTGGAGCAACGTGGCCGATACGAGCTTTTCGTACTCAGTCCTGGCGTCTATGTGTATCGAAGCAAGGCGGACGGTGGCAGTACTCAGGTGAAGTCCGAACCGGCCCACTTCGTTTGCCAGCCGTGTTTCGATGTCAAGGGCGAGCGCGGCATCCTGCTGCGCATGAGCAGCGCGGTAGGGATCAGTCATCGCTGCCCCCTGTGCGAGACGACCTACCGGGAGACAGAGATCGATCCGAACTACGACTGCAGCCCAACAAGGGATTACGACCCGTACGATCGGATATAGCAGCCATCTCACGCCGCCTGCTTCGATTCGGGGGAGGGGGTGGTGACCAACTCCGAAGAAAGAAAGAGATCAGGGCGCTCCAGTTTTACCTTTGGCGGGATCCCTCGCGCAATCCAGTTATGAACACGCTGAGTTCCTCCGTGCTTGTCGTAGCCGAGAAGCTCAGCAACCTTTGCAGGACCGCCAAGCCCATCAATCAAAACGGCGTCTTCGGACATCACTTCTTCCTTTGTTTAATGACCACGGCGCAATTAAACGCCATGTTTAAACGAATGTCAAACGCGGCGTTTAACAACAGCCTGTTTAATGCGCTGAAAATTGCTCCCCATGCATGAGACGATGACGCGCCTGTATGCCGCGGCCAAAAAGTTGACTGGAATTTCCGGCCAATCAGAGTTAGCCCGCGCCTTGAATACATCTCCCCAAGTCGTTAAGAACTGGGAAACCCGCGGGGTTTCAAAGCAAGGAATGCTGATGGCTCAGCGCTCTATCGGAGTCTCCGCGTCATGGGTAGAGTCAGGCGAAGGGACAATGGAAGCGATTGGGGTCAGCCGCATCCAGACGGGGGCTTCACATGGCGCTTCCGCAAGTTCTTCACCCAAGGGAATATCTGCACGCGGAAGTAGCCTGATTGCTCGTATAGAGGCCGCTGAATCTGCGGGGAGTTCGTCCCCCGAGCTTTACGACGCGCTCGATAAGGTGCTCGATCTAGTGGCCCCGCGGTCCCCGGTCGCCACGAAAGACGGCTACGCCGGCCTGGACACCCTGCCTGAGGAATGACCTATACCCTGCGCTTCCTGTCGAAAGACCGCTTCGGCGGCTTTTTGCACTGGTTGCAGGGCGACGGCAAAGCGCAGGACGCCGCCGGGCGGGAAGCGACGGCGATCCTCCACGTCCGTCATCCCGATTTGCCCGAGGCCGTCCCGTTCTACGCCAAGTTCTACCCCGACCTCGCCGGCCGCTCGCGTGCCCTGGCCAACGAGATCGCCGGCTATGTCCTGGCCGAACGCTGGGCGCTCCCGCAGCCCCCGCAGGCATGCATCCATCGCGTGCCGCTCAAGAAGCTTGACCTCGCTGGATTGCCGAAGCAGCACGCATGGATCAAGCACATGGCGAAAGAGCGCCCCGACTGGCCGGCCTTCTGCACCCGCGCCATCAATGCGCCGACGCCATTTCATCATTTCGGTGAGCATGCCCACGACGCCATGCGCGCCGACGTTCGCCGCTGGGACATGGCAACCCGCACCATCGCTTTCGACGACATCGTGGCCAATCTCGACCGGCACTTCAATAACCTGCTACGTACCGGTGAGGCGCGCTACGCGCTCATCGATCACGGTCGCCTGGTGGTCACCGACGGGCACTGGACGAGCGGACACCTTGACCCCGACATGACCCCGCACAATCGCCTGATGGCCCTGCTCTACGACGACCCGCGCGACATCTCGAACAACGTCGTCGCGCAAGCCGACACCGCCACCGCCCTGCTCGCCGGGTTTCACGAGCTGGACCACTGGTTTGGCCCGCTGCTTCACAACGAAAGCGATAGGGTCGCCTTCCACAAGTTTCTCCAGGCGCGTACACTGGCGGCTCCCCAACGGATCGCCAAGTGCTACGGCCTATGTTGAATCTCGACGCCCTATTCGCCGCCGACGAGCAGCGTACCGGCAAGCCCAAAACCAGCGGCAAGTGGTTCGCGATCAAGCTCGCGCCGGATCTCGTTTCCGGGGAGAGCTTGAACATCGGCGTCGGCTTCATCCAGGCGCGCACCGGGAAATTCCACTTCCGTCTGCTCGACAACCCGGCGCCGTTCGCCTGCCTCTACGGCCCGCAAGCCCGCGAGCAATTCGGCTTCCTGCTGCGCGTCGTTCGCGAATCGCTGGAGCGCCACGGCCCGACCGAAGGCATCAGCAATCAGATCACCTTCGGCAAGCCCCTTAGCGCACAGGGAGAGAGTCCGCAGGCCATCGTCGACGCCTTCTATCGATCGGTCGTGACACTCGGCCGTCGCCGCTACGAAGAAGAGGAATTGACG